GATGGCCGGTCTTCCTGTGGGTGCTCGTCAAGTAGAGTTCAAACGGCCTGAACTCGCGCCCACATACTCTCCCCGGGGATAAGGGAACACGGGGTGCGGAGAGGCTGCAATCAGGGCTTCAGAGAGGTGTGGTACGAAAGCCACAGTGGGGTGCGGAGACCCGGGGTAACAGCGCCTATTATAGGGGGTGCGCTTCCGTTGTCAGATTCGCTTGCCAGATTCTCGGTCTTGCCAGATTCGAGGGGGGTCTTGGTCATACCTAGAACATTGGAGAGCGCCGGAAGCAGGGTATGCGCAGGGTTGACCAGCATATCAAAAAGCGTTCACGGTCTGTTCACTGCTCGTTCATATATATGCAACAGCCGCAGGGTTGACCAAGATACCCCTAGAATCTGGCAAGGAGTCCGAATCTGACAAGCGAATCTGACAACGGAAGCACAGGGTGGCCGAAACCCACCGTGGTGAACCCTATGCACCCCTCGGGACCCTTTTTTCTTGATTCTTGTCAGATTGTCAAAAGAAAGAGAGGGTCTAAGACGCCGAGCCGAATCTTGCAACTTGCGCGCTGGTCAACCCTGTGCATACCCCGCTTCTGGCGTTTTCGGAGTCGTCCCCCGGCGAGTGGCCTGAGTCTTTTGACAGTCTGACAAGACCGCCTATTACACCCCCTCTCGGAGCCCACTGTGGCAAGAGAGCCACACCCCGTCCAATGACCCGTATTCAGATATAGCTGAGCCCCGGGCTTCCGTGTCGGAGCGCGCCGGGGCTCAGGACCTATTTCGAGGCGGTCTTGAGGGCTTGAACCTTACCTAGCGTTGCGTCGATGGTACGCAGGGCGTCCGACATGCTCCGTGGGTCCACTCCTGCCCTCAGGAGGGCCTGTACGGCCTCGTGCCCTTGGGTGGATAGCTTGATGAGGCTCCGGGTCAGGGCGGCCTTGGTCTCGGGGCTGATTGGCGGAAGGTTAATCATATCATCGTCCCCAGTGCCGCGAGGCGCTCTTTCAGCCGGGCGATTTCGCCCCGGGCCGCCTGCAGGTCTTGGGCGAGGGACATCAACATGCTGTCGCCCTGCGCCCCTCGTTCCCATGGCTCGTCGTTGCGGAAGGTCTGGACCTTGCCGACCCGGGTCATAGTGTAGCGGTATTTGTCGCCCTCGGTGGTAACGTCGATCACGAAATCGTCGCCCGAATGGCGGGGGGCAGTTTTCGCCGCCCCTTCGCCCCAGTTGGCCGCGCTCACTTCTTGCCGCCTTTATTGGCATTCTTCTTGGTCTGCGCCGCTTCCTCGGCTTGGATTTCGAGTTCCTCCTTGAGCGAGGCGTGCTTGGTGCGCAGCAGTTCGTCGAGTTCGTCGGCTGGCATCTTGACGGTGGTCTTGCCGTCTTCTAGCACGATCACGCCGCCCGCCCGGCACACCGGCACTTCGAGCTTCTGCCGCCCGTTCATGCGGTAGCGCCCCTGCCAGTTGCGCTGGCCGCTGTTGGGAAGGTCGGCCCACTTGCCGGTGAGATCGACGCCGTTGGCCACCAGCATGGCGGTGAACCCGGCCTCGTCGAAATAGGGCTTGCCGCTTTCGACGCTGGTCACGGTGTAGCGCTTGAGGAACTGGGCGAGCCAGTCGCCGCAGTTGTTGGCGTCACCGCGTGCCTGATATTCCTTCTTGTACTTGTCGGCCACCACGACCGTGCCGGTGCCCTCTTCCTCGTCGCCCAGTTCGTCCTCGGGCAGGGCCTCCAGAAGCTCCGCGAAGGTATCTTCCAGCTTGGCCTCGGGGTCGATGACGTAGAACCCTTCGACGTCCTCGGTCGAGGCTTCGCCGTCGTCATTGATGGTGATCTGGGGGTATTCCAGCGCCAGTTTGGCGGCGATGAGCACGAAGGCCAGTGCGGCCTGGGGGTCCTCGTTCTCGATCTGGCGGTTGCGCTCGGTGTGGTGGGCGACGGCGATGCCGTCCTCCTCGGTCAGGACGACGCCGAGCGAGGCGGCGCGCTTAACAGTGGCATGGTGGATTGGCATTTTTGGTCTCCGGTGAGGGGTTGATAGCGGGGGAAGTGTAACACGGCGTGTTGCGCCGCACAATAGTGGTTCTACGGGATGGAGCTGCCCGTGGCATCGACGGCGAGGCCATTATTGTAGACCCAGTATTCGGGGTCGTGGCCTGCCTGCCACTCAGAGGGGCGGAATATCTGCCAGTGTTCGTCGCTGGCCCCGACGCAGGCGAGGATGATCACGGGGCGTCCGTGGCCCTGTGCCTCGATTAAGGTGGCTAGCTGACGCAGTCGGGTGACTAGAAGCATAGCTTCCTCGTCCGAAGTGATGTCTGCGAGATTGGTCGACATAGTGGTCTCCTGATTCGGCCCTAGTACAATAGCACGGTTCGCAGGGAAGCGCAAGTTATATTGTGAAGGGCATCCGCCATTCGGGCTTGAACCCGTGGTCTACCAGCCATTCCCGGGACGCCGACAGTTCGGAGGCGGTGAAATGTTCCCCGATGGCCAGCCGGGCCTTGTGGGCTCCGGCCAGCGAGTTGGTGTGAAGCTGGGCTTCGGTGATGGTCGGTCGCCACTTCTTGATCTGGGCGGTGGCCTCGGCGTTGCGGACCCACAGTTCCTCGGGGTCCATGCGCTTCAGCACGTCGATCAGTTCCTTGGGCGGCGAGAACCGGGGCTTGAATACCCCCATCGGCGGTAGGGGGTTGCGCATCAGCCCGCCTTCATCATCGCGGCTAATCGGACGGCCCGCTGCCCGACTTGCTTGGCCCACAGGGTGTGGAGCATGTCGTCGGCCGCCTGCGGGTACTGTTTGGTCTGGACGAGGTTGAGGAAAGTGCCGAATTCCATTAGCCCGGACTTACCTCTTACCCCGATGCCCAGATTGAACGTCATGTTGATCAACACGCGCTGTCGGGCGTCGGACTGGGTGCGCCACCATGGCAGGTTGGCGTCGAGCTTGACCAGACACGACGCGACGTCTTTCTGGAAGATCGTGTCGATTTCGGCCCGGGTCAACGGGAAGATTAGGTCCTTGATCGGCCCAGCGTCGAGGTTGTGGCCAATGCCCACGGTCAGGAAGCCCCGGGTGTCACGATAGGGCATCGTCTGGCAGCCCTCGTCGATGGTGAGTTCCTGTTCGAGCTTCGGCGTGCTGAAGGGGAGGGGGCCGGTGATGTTAGCCACGTTGGTTACATTGGTCACGGTGTCTTGTCCTTTTGGTACGGGTTTGTCTTCCGGTTGGGCGATGGGCTCGGGGGCTGAGCGTAGAACGACGTGGGTGAGATCGACTGGAATCTTCCGCGTCTTGGTCATCCGGGTCACGCCCCAAGCAAGGAGCCAGCCGATTCCAAGACCAATTGGCAGGCCCACGACAAACGATGCTGGGCTGATCATGGCGTCTTGTCCTTTTGTTGGAATGAGAATGTGGGCATTTTGACGGTACGCTTCGGGGCCCGGGGGTTGTCGCCCCGCTGGGACATTCGGTTCTGGGTGAGTTGTACGAAGCGTAGTTCGTCGTCGAATGAGAGGCCAGAGGCGGCGTTGGCCTTGAGGTGACCCGCGCCGGAGCGACGGCCACCGCCGAGTCCGATGCGGGTCATTGCTGGGGTGCGTCCTTCATCGCGTCGAGGTAGGCCCGCTCGGCAGTGCGGAAAGGTCCGGTGAGACGATCGGGTTCCCGGGAAGGAATGCCCCAATAGAAGCCCGCAGGGCGGCCGGTCCGCATCGGATCGCCCTCTGGAATGATGCTCACTTGGAACTCGTCCCCGGGTTGCCGGTCTTCGAGCAGGAAGTTGTGGAAGCCGATGTAGTCGGCGTCGATGCTGGTCACGATGCGGTCTCCTGTAAGAACATCTGTAGTTCATCGTGGATACGCTCGGCGTTTTCGCGCCAGATTTTGGCGCTCATAGTCTGTAGATCGTTGGTGAAACTGTCGGGCTGGGTGTCGAGGGCTTCCTGCACCACGTCGAACAGGAGCTTGGCCTCGAAGGGGCCGAAACTGACGGTGTGCTCTTCGGTGATGGGGTTGTGCGCAATGGACATCGGGTGGTCTCCTTATGGTTGCCCAATGTCGTATTGTAACACGCCTTCTGGTCGCGGTCAATATTGCATCGGGGCCCTCTGGGAAGGCGCGACTGGCGGATCAGTGGCACGGTGTGTTAGGCTCGGTGCAACGTTAACAACGGCTTCAGGAGGGCCTCGGGGATGACGAAGTTTCGTGCTATTACGACAGGGGTAGTCGTTGGGATTTTATTTGGGGCTGCGTTCTTCGGTTTGGTTCTGGTGTTCCAGTCCGCAGTGCCCCGGTCGTCTGGGCTGGAGGCCCGCGTGGCCTCTCTGGAGAGCCAGATGGCGGGGTTGGAAGCTGCTCTGAGCACCTATGGCACAGCCCTCCACAACATCAATTCTGCGGTGTCCGATATCAACGATACTATGTCGATGTTGGTCGACAACCCGCCTCACAATGACCAATTTTGGGATTCGCTGCCCCGGGCCACTATTCTCCAAAGCTCACCGGTACTTGTCTCCCCCCTTCCGAGCGGTGTCTGTTCCGTTGACCCGCCCGCTCTTTCCACGTCCCCGTGGGTGCGTACAGGCGTCACATGGTCGACTCCGTACACATGCGTACCCAATTAAACGAAATCATCCACATCGGGTCGCGGTTGCAGCAGCCGGTCAAGATTCGCGTCGATTTTGACAGTAACACCGGCTGGTGGCGCTCCGGCGTCAAGCTGGGCCGGGAGCAGTTCTTTTCAGATTGGCGACGTGACCGGGACGACACGATATCGGCCTGTCTGGAGTGGGTAAGGGGGCTCGTAAATGCCTAGTTCGACACTGGCTATCAAGGACTGGGTAGAGCAGGACGGCCCGCGCGCCGTGGACCCGGCTCCGTTTCTCCCGTACGTGGGCTCGCTCGCGAGTAACAGCCTTGGGAAGCCGACCCGAATGGAATGGCTCCCCATTTCCAGTCTGCGCATCGACCCGGTGTACCAGCGGGAAGTCCTTGGCCGAGGCGCGATGAACGTCGGGCGTATCGCGCGTGAGTTCGACTGGTCGAAATTTGGCGTCGTCATTGTGGCCCCGATGGGCGGCGGCCTGTATGCCATCGTGGACGGCCAGCACCGGACCATCAGTGCAGCTTGCCGGGGCGTCGAGCGCGTCCCGTGCCTGATCATTGACGCGACCCCGGGCGAGCAGGCAGCGGCGTTCGCGGCGATCAACGGTGCGACTACCAAGATTTCCTCGCTGCAGATTTTCAACGCCAAGCTGGCGGCGGGTGACGACAAGGCCAAGGAACTGGCTGCCGTCTGTCTTTCGGCCGGGGTTCGCATCTGCCGCTACCCGGTGGCCGCGAACAATATGAAGGTCGGAGACACGCTGGCTGTGTCCACACTAGTGAAAGCGTTTAGGGACTTCGGCCCTGCGACCCTCACCGCTGCGCTCAAGTGCATCACCGACCCCGGGCCGCCGAGTATCGGGCTGGTGGGCGAGGCCGCGATTAAGGCCCTGTGCAACGTGCTCGACGCGGAGCAGTCCTATATGGCGTCGGTGCCGGTGCTGCTGCAGACCATGCGGAAGTTCGATCTACGCACCGTGATACAGGAATCCGAAGTCCAAGCCAAGCAACGCCGGGTATCGACGCATTCCGTGCTGACGATGCGTCTGTACAACTTTCTCGACGGGGAACTTGGATGACTGAGCGCCCGAAGGCATTTGACGACGAGGTGCTGGCGTTCCGACCCAACATGTTCGCGTTTGCGCTGAGTTTGACCAATCGTAACTGGCAACATGCTGAGGACGTAGTGCAATCGGCTCTGGCGCGGGCGTTTGACAAGTGGGAGCAATATGAGCCAGGCACTAATCTTAAGGCGTGGTTATTTACGATTGCACGCAACTGCGCGTATGATAGAGCCCGGAAACGTAAGCATGACGTGGAAGACCCTGAAGGGTTGTGGGCCGCGACGTTGGTTTCGACGGACAATCCGCTAGCGATAATCGAGCTTAAGGAAGTGCGCGCGCGGATGCGCTTTCTCAATCCGATCCAGCGCCGAGTAATCCGGATGATTGCGATGGACGGCGTGACGCACGAAGATACCGCTGCGGCTTTGGGAATCCCCATCGGGACGACTAAGAGCGCGTTGAGCCGGGCCCGGGCGTTTCTGGAGACCGGAAACGCCGACGTACTAGAAGCCCCTGAGGAACCACCCTCACAGATCGAGGTTCCAGCCGACCAGATCGCGGCCCTGTTTCGAGCCGGGGCATCGGTGCGCGATATTCAGGCCAAGGTCCCCGGGGTGAGTCGGTCCGACGTAATGCAGGTAGTAATGGAGCGGCGGCTAAAAGCCCCGAGGAGTGTAGTGAATGTTTAAGACGACGCCAGAGGCAACCCGTGGTGGGCAAAAATATAACTTCCCGATGTTCCTAGCGGGTGGAGAGGACGTACGGGTCGAATACACGATGCGAGGCGACGACGCCCACTGGTGGGTGCTCGACTATGACTACGCCCTGCTGTCCGACCGGGACAAGGAGCAGATAGAGACGGCGGTGTTTAATCACTTCGCGGTCTATGGAACGCCGCTCTTGTGACCCGGGGCCCCGGTGGCGTAGGATGGCGGGGCTAGGGATGCGCTCAACCGCTGACCAACAGGGGAGGCTAAAATGTAGCGACGGTAACGCCGTGTGGTGGGCGAAACACCCCGGTGCCCACTTTGACTGGGAAGAGCCAGCTAGAACGGCAGTCTTCCCGCCCCATTTCCAACTCTCTAGGCACCGGTCTTTTTTTCTTGATTGAGCACCTGATCGCAGAATTTGAGAGCACGACGACCCTGACGCCTCCCCGGCGCGACCGGATTTTCGAGCGCGTCATGCGGAACGTCGAAATCCGGGACTGTGGGTACAAGACGCCCTGCTGGTTGTGGACCGGTAGCGATAGCGGCACGGGGCGCGGCGGCGGATACCCCCGGATGAAGCTCGACGGCGAAACTGCAGCGGTGCACATCGTCATGTGGACCAACGAACACGGACTAATCCCGGGCAAGAAGCAGCTGGACCACTTGTGTCGGCAGCGCGCCTGTGTTAGACCTTCGCATTGCGAAATGGTAACGCACCTCACGAATCAACGGCGGAAGCCAAGGAGACCAACGAAATGAAGACAGAGCAGGACGACGACGTGACGTTTCTGATTACCGGCCGCGAGGAGCAGCACCGGTTGGAGAGGGCGTGGGCCGAGAACGGCGGCACGACCGAGAACGTGGGTGGCGGAATCGTGCTGTTCTACGCCGATGCCCAGCAGACCAGCGTGGTGCTGCGGACGCGTGAGACCCAGCAGAATTAGGAATCGGCGTGAGGAGGTGTGTGGCCTGACACCAATCACAGGCCCCTAGTCTCGCGTCGGTCGTGCGCTCTCCGGCTCCCCCTTCCCCGGGGCGAAGCGCACATCGAGACCCGGGTGGAGCCCGCAAGCTTCCCCCGGGTCTTCATCGTATAGAGCCCTTGACGGCTACCCCCCGGGTGTGGTACACGTCTTCCCAGTATACGCCGAGGACCGCTCTTCCAGTGCATCGTTTATGGTACGCGCTAGAGGTTTACAACGGGGACGCCGCAGTATACTTTCTGCAGTACAACGGGTATAACATTGAAGACCCCCACTATACCCGCTGGTACATCCACAACCGGACCAAGGCCCACATGAGCCGCAGGCTCCGCCTGTTCCCCGGGTATCTGTTCGTCCGGCCCTCCGCTCTCGGCGTCGAGGACTGGCGTTGCATCAATTCCACTACTGGCGTTTCGGGCCCCCTCGCGGACGAGGAGGGTATGCCGCAGGCTCTCCCCCGTGGGGTAGTAGAGCAGCTGGCGTACGAATGCCGGGTCGGCCGGTTCGACGAGCATCTGGCCGACGGCCCCAAGCCAAAACCGACCATCAAGCTTCAGAGTTTCCGCGAATTGCACGACTACATGAAGCGCATCGTGGATAGGACCACCGGGCCGCTGCTCGGAGAATCGGCTATGCTGCCTGTCTGATGGGGGCCCCTCGCGGGGCTTGCGCGTCGAGGCAATTGGGGAACGGTCCATTTCCTCCCAAGGCAGCGCATGCCCAGAGGAGGGTGTAACATGGCGAAGAGCAAGCACGGCCCTCCCCCCGAGGACAACGAGCCCAACGGCGTAGAAGTTATTCCGCCGCCCCCGGTGCTGGCACGTATCTTCCTAGAAGGGTTCGAACACATCGACCCCGACACTTATGATTTCGACCGGTGCTGGACCCGGGTCCACCACGACGCTGAGTACAACATTAACGACGTAGTGGCTGCCATCGTGTTTACGGGCGGCAACTGGGGCCGGATGTCAATGCTGCTGGGCCGCAACCGTCAGCGCATCAAGGATTACGTCTACTCACATAAGATCGCGCTCGACGTTTACAACGACATCACCGAGGCAAATCTTGACCTGATGCAGACCACCGGGCAGTACGCCGCCATTCAGGGCGACGGTCCGATGATCCGGTTCTTCCTGATGACGCTGGGTAAGGAGCGCGGGTTCACGACCCGGGTGGAGCAGACCGGGGCCAATGGACGGCCCATCGAGACGGCCGAAATCCCGAGCGACCCGCAGGAAGCGTCCCGAGTGTACCAGAGGATGATCGGTGCTGGAGTTTGATTTCAAGCACCCAGATTACCCTACTGTGTTCCGGGAGCGCGTCGAGCGTCTGAACCACATCCGGTCACATCCGGAAGAACTGTCGGCGCTGAAGCTCTACTACAAGGACCACATCCCCCAGTTCATTACCGACTGGGGCTGCACTTTCGATCCTCGCAACGTCGAGGCCAATCTACCCGCGATTATTCCGTTTATCCTGTTCCCGCGACAGGTGGACTGGGTCGAGTGGGTTCTGGACAGTTGGCGCAATCGGCGGCCGGGCGTCACGCCCAAGAGCCGAGAAATCGGCGTGTCGTGGCTCGCTGTTGCCTTGGGGTGCTCGCTGGGGTTGTTCTACGACGATATGGTGATCGGGTACGGCAGCCGCCTTGAGAAGTACGTCGATGAAGTAGGTGCGCCTAAGTCGTTGTTCTGGAAGGCGCGCAAGTTTATCGGGCTGCTGCCGCCAGAGTTTCGGAACGGCTTCGACGAGAAATACGACGCGCCGAAAATGCGCATCATGATGCGCAAGACCAATAGCATCCTGACCGGCGAGGCGGGCGACGGTATTGGCCGAGGCGATAGAACGGGTATCTACTTTGTGGATGAGGCGGCACACCTTGAGCACCCCGAGGAAGTAGACGCCGCGCTGTCGCAGACTACGAACTGCCGTATCGACATGAGCACGGCGTACGGTCTGAATAGCCCATTCCACCGCAAGGTGACGACGTGGCCCAAGGAGCGGGTATTCCGCATCCATTGGCGCGACGACCCGCGCAAGGATGACGCGTGGTACGCCAAGCAGATTGACGAACTCGACCCGATTACGGTCGCGCAGGAAATCGACATCGACTTCGCGGCGTCGGTCGAGGGCGTCTTGATCCCGAGTGCGTGGGTGCAGTCGGCGTGGGGGGCGGCCGAGGTACTGGGCATCGTGCCCACGGGAGCGAAGTTCGGGGCGCTCGACGTCGCGGATGAGGGCAAAGATAGCCTCGCGTTCGTCGGTGCCACGGGCATCGAGGTGGACGTGATTGAAGAATGGTCCGGCAAGGGGTTGGACATCTTCGCCAGCGTGGCTAAGTCGTTCGGGCTGTGCGACGAGCACGGCTACAAGAATTTCCGGTACGACGCGGACGGCCTCGGGGCCGGGGTACGCGGTGACGCCCGGGTGCTGAACGAGAAGCGCGACAGCAGTCAGCGCATCAAGGTTGAGCCCTTCCGGGGCTCGGACGGCGTGGTGGACCCCAAGAAGGAAGACACCAAGGGCCGCAAGAACGAGGACTACTTCAAGAACGCTAAGGCCCAGTCGGCGTGGCACCTGCGGACGCTGTTCAAGAACACCCACCGGGCCATCACGGAGTTCCGGGAAAAGGGCACCAAGGACTTCGACCCGGACGAGCTAATTTCTCTTTCGACTAAGCTCGACCCGGCGATTAAGTCCAAACTGGAACTGGAACTGTCGCAGCCGACTTACGGTCTAGACACGGCGGGCAAGATTATCGTCAACAAAACGCCTGACGGCACGCGCTCCCCGAATTTGTATGACGGCGTGATGATCAGATTTGCGAGGACCAAGCCCCAGATGACCGTGTCGTCCGATGTAGTCAAGAAATCGGCGGCGCGTGTCGTTCCTCGTTCCGGGGGTCTGCGCGGCGGCATGCAGAACCGTAGGCTGGGGATGCGCTGATAGTGGCCAAGAAGCCTCCGGCTAAAGCGGCTCTCGCTAAAAAGCCTCGCGCCACTGCGCCGTTGAAGGTGATGCCCAAGATCACGGCGTCAACGCTGGCGCGCAGCCGGGTGTCAACGATTTCGGGCACCACGGTAGTGGACGCCAAGCCGTTCGGCATTGCCAAGCCGCCTCCGGGCGTAATCCCGTCCGGCATGGCAATGGATGACACCAACCTCCAGACTGCCGCGACGTGGGCGACGAACTACCCGGGCTACGCCTTCAACGAGGGTTTAGAGTTTCTGGGCTACCCGTATCTGGCCCAGTTGTCGCAGCGCCCCGAGTACCGGCGCATCGTCGAAGTGATCGCGACTGAGGCCACCCGCAAATGGATCAGGCTTGAGTCTGCGGGCGACGAAGACAAGAGCGATAAGATCAAGGAAATCATGACGGAAATGGACCGTCTCGGGGTCCAGCACACATTCAAGCGGCTGGCCGAGCAGGACGGGTTTTTCGGCCGGTCACATCTGTTCATCGACATTGATGATTCGTTCGACAAGGACGACGAGCTTAAGACGCCTATCGGCAAGGGCAACGACGACGTCAGCAAAGCTAAGGTAAAGAAGAATTCGCTGAAGGCGTTCCGCACGGTCGAGGCGGTGTGGACCTACCCGACTAACTACAATTCCAACAACCCGCTGGCTGGCAATTGGTATCGGCCGGACATGTGGTTCGTGATGGGCAAGCAGGTCCACGCGTCCCGGCTGCTAGCATTCATTGGCCGCGAAGTTCCGGACCTGTTGAAGCCCGCCTATTCTTTCGGTGGGCTGGCCCTGACCCAGATGGCCAAGCCCTACGTTGATAACTGGCTGTCAACGCGCCAGTCCGTCAACGACATTCTGCAGAGCTTCACGGTGTTCGTCCTTGCGACCAGCATGGGCGCGGACTTGCAGGCCGAGGGCGGCGAGGCGATTTTCAACCGGGCCGATCTGTTCAACAATCTGCGCAATAATCGCGGACTGCTGATGGTCGATAAGGACCTAGAAGATTTCCAGAACGTTTCCGCGCCGCTGGGATCGTTGGACGCCCTGCAGGGGCAGTCGCAGGAGCACATGGCGGCGGTGTCCGGCATCCCGCTGGTCAAGCTCCTCGGTATCCAGCCAGCCGGACTGAACGCGTCGTCAGAAGGCGAACTGCGGTCGTTCTATGACTGGATCGCGGATTACCAGAACTCGCTGTTTATGGAGCCGCTCAAGACCGTCCTGTGGTTCACCCAGATGTCGCTGTACGGCAAGGTGGACGACGAAATCACGATAGCGTTTGAGCCGCTATGGGCGCTGGACGAGACGCAGCGGGCCACGACTAAGAAGACCGAGGCCGAGACCGACCAGACCTACGTGGACATGGGCGTCATTGCGCCTGAGGAAGTCCGCAACCGGCTGGCAAACGATCCGGATTCGATGTACCCGGGCCTCGACCCCGATGACATGCCCGATCTTCTGGACGAAGAGGAACAGGGTTTGGAGCCCGAGGGCGGCAGGCCGCAGCCTCAGGCCACAGTGGGCGAGCAGGAAGAGCAGCCCGCTCCGAAGCCCAAGCGCTCGGCCAAGAAAAAGCCTGACGCAGCCGAGGATTCGGTGCCCGAGGCCGACATTATTGCGTGGGACGAGTTCAACGACGCCGATCACCCTCACGCCCCGGCTGGTGGCAGTACGGGTGGCCAGTTCGTTTCCAAAGGGGCCGGTGGTGGGTCCGCGACCAAGGCTCCGCCGAAGACCGGGTCGTTTAATCACGCGATGCAGCTGATTTCTAAGCTGCCTAAGAAGGAAAAGCAGGCGGTTCACAAGAAGATGAACCACATGCTGGGCAACTTTTCCGACGAAATGTCGAGCGGTCCAAAGTCCTTCCACAACGCGATGCAGGCGCTAGCGGGCAAGAGCGCGTTTGAGAAAAACGTGTTTGTGCAGGCCCTCCATGGGTATTTGAAGGAAGCGGGGGCCGCACCGGGTCCAACAGCGGAGAAGATGGCCCAGTTCGAGGAGGGCCTTAAAGAACTGACGGGGCTTCAATCGAAGGCCGAGCTTGAGCTACTAATGGATAACCATCCGCCCGGAGGTTTCGCTGGGTTCTCGGCTGCCAATCTTAAGGACCTCGGGTTCACGCTTGAGGACAGTGCCAAAGGTACTGATACCGACATCGGGTTGAAAAAGGGCGACTACAAGCTTAAAATCAACTCCACTGGTAAATGGACCTTGGTGTCCCCGGGGCACATGACCAAGACCGGTCTCGACCCCGATGGCCTGAAGGCGTTGCTGGCCGGGGGCGACTGGCAGTCTAAGGGCGTTGCGAATTACAAAGACGGTGGTGGTTATCCGCTTCCTGCGGCTGAGACGACTGCAGCCCCGCCTAAGAAGAACAAGGGTAAGTTCGCGGTTGCCCAGAGCCCCGAAGTCGAGGCAGCCAAGACGGCGACTGAGAACGACAAGGCAGCAGCCCACGCCACGCTGAAGAACATCGCAGCGGTGCGCCCGCAGCCAAATTCGCAGCAGGACAGCGCGATTTCGTCGTATAAGAGTAGTGGCTACGGTGCTATTAATGCCAAGCTGCGCCAGACTGGTAAGATGGACGCGACTTCGGCCCACATCAAGACGTGGCTAGATCAGGCGGCGCTACCGGAAGACTGCGTAGTTTATCGGGGCGTCCGGGGCGATTATGCCAAAATCCTGCGGTCGCTGCTGGTTGAGGGCACGACGTTCATGGATCGGGGCTTTATTAGTACCTCCACCAGCAAGGCGTTTTCAGCCAGCTGGGCATCAAGTTCTGATGGCAGTCTGCTGTTCCACGTCAGCGCCAAGAAGGGCCAGAAAGGCGCGGCTATCCGACCATCTAGCCACGGCGACAGTGAAATGGAAGTGGTGATGCAAGCTGGGTCCAAATTCCATGTGACTCAGTTCGACTTCGACACGGGCATCGTACACTGCGAAATGCTTCAGGACTAGGAAGCCCAAATTGAACCGGGCCCCAATGTCGTGGTACAACGTCCCCGAAGGGAGCCGTGTGAATGGCCGACAAGACCGAAGAAGAGCGCTTCGAAGAGCGCATGAACTGGAAAGAGGGGGACATTGAGATTGTCTCTGGCCCCGACAAGGACAAGCCGCAGGGCAAGGACGCTAAGCCCCCGGCGCGGCGTCCGGCCAAACCTCGGAATTGAGCTAGCATATCGCAGGCGTATCGATCGCCTCGTCGAGGATATGCACCGGAGCACCCTGTACTGGGTGCAATCGACTTACCGAAGCAACGAAGACCGCATTGCTCGGGACGCCCAACCCGCCGAGGACCTGAGTGGTTCCGTTGCCGACCTACGGCGGCGCTGGGGCAAGAACTTCGCCCGGGCCGCCGACAAGCTGGCCAAGTATTTCGCTCAGTCGGTTGAGAACCGGTCGTCAGCGGCGCTGGCCAAGATACTCCGGGACGCTGGGATCACGGTTAAGTTTAAGATGACGCGCGCCATGCAGGACATTCTGCAGGCAACGGTCAAGGCCAATGTGTCGCTGATCAAGTCGATCCCGGACCAGTATTTCACGCAGGTCGAGGGCATCGTGATGCGGTCAGTCCAGACTGGCCGCGACCTTGGGCAGCTGTCGAAAGATTTGCAACAGCGCCTCGGGGTGACTAAGCGCCGGGCCGCTCTGATCGCACGAACGCAGAATAACATGGCGACTGCGGCATTCAAGCAGGTGCGCTATCTGGAAGTAGGAATCGAACAGGCCGATTGGCACCATTCGACGGCGGGTAAGGAACCCCGCCCTGCGCACGTGCAGGCCAGCCGCGACCACGTTCGGTACAACGTTGCCACCGGCTGGTATGATCCGCATGAACGCAAATTCGTCCAGCCGGGCGAACTGATCCACTGTCGGTGCTTCGACACCCCTGTATTGCCAGCGATGGGAGGCCACTAATGGAAATAACTGTAGGCGTCCTGTTGCTGTTTGGTGGAGCCTTTCTGGTGGTCGTCGCAGTGGTGCTGGTTGGTTTCGGCGTGATGGGCGCGGACGCCCCCGGTAGAAAGCCGATTTATTGGCCCGCTGGCCTTGTCGGGCTGGTGGCGGTGATCAGCTTTTGCGTCGGAATCTACTTGCTCCGTAGCATCAGCTGATGTGGGAAGTCCTCAAAGACATCCTCACATTGGAGGCCATCGTCATTGACGCTGGGGTGGTAATTTACTTGCTGTTCTGGCTGGTTGTGTTCCTTGTGAGCCCGTCGTAGAATGCCCGTTAAGTCGGAAAAGCAACGTCGCGCGATGTACGCAGCGTTGCACGGCAAGAGCACCATCGGGATTTCGCCGTCCGTCGCCAAGAAGTTCGTCGGGCCCGAGGCCCACGACGACGCCGATCTGAATGACACTGCTACACCCCATGTCGCTGGGACGCTCTTCATGCTCCCCGATGGCCGAGTGCTTTTGTTGCGCCGGTCAGACGAGGAGAAGAATTTCGCGGGCCACTGGTCCATCCCCGGGGGCAATTCGGAGCCCGGAGAGACGCCGGAGCAGACCGCTCGGCGCGAATCGTTCGAGGAAATGGGTGAGGTTCCGGACGGCGACGACGTGGCGCTGATCGCTACCAATCAGACCCCAACTGGTAAGACGTTTTATACTTTCGGACGGATCGTCGATAAGCCATTCGTCCCGACGCTCAATGACGAGCATACCCGCTACGCATGGGCGAAGATCGACGATCTGCCGGAGCCGATGCATCCGGCCGTAATGGAGCTACTGCAGAATTTGCAGGTCGCCCCGAAAGAGGAGTGGGACGTGAAAGGCGCTCAAGACTCGTTTGCTTTCGACCGCGAATCGGTGCGCTCGTACGATGCGGACAAGCGTCTGCATGTGTCGGTGACGCCGATTTCCAAGGCCAACATCTGCGAGTATTATGGCCGCGAAATTCCCGATGCCCAGCGTCTCGGGCTCGACCCGGACCGCAAGTACAAGCTGTTGCGCGACCCCGAGGAACTCAAGAAGGCCGTCGCGACGTTCAACAATCTGCCGTTGCTACGGCGACACGTCCCGGTTTCGGCCAACGACCACAAGCCCGAGGACGTGATCGGTTCGACGGGCACCGACGCCTCATTTGAGGAGCCCTATCTTACCAATTCCATCGTGGTGTGGTCCAAGGACGACATTGACGACATCGAAAAGGGCGTCCGCAAGGAGCTTTCGAGTGCCTATCGCTACCGCGCCGATATGCAGCCGGGCATCCACGAAGGCGACCGTTATGATGGCGTGATGCGGGACATCGTAGGTAACCACGTAGCGGTGGTCAAGGAGGGCCGAGCAGGCCCTGACGTGGTAGTGGGTGACAGCAAACCGGAGGGCGGGTACGCCATGGCTAACAAGTTCGCGATGGACAATCAGCCGCAGTTGTCGGCTACGTCTCCGAACGGTGGAATTCCAGCGATGGGCAGATTCCGGAGGGCCAACGACGAGTGGACGCCGGAGCAGCGCGAGAAGTATAAAAATAACTCATCGGGGGACAAGCCCACTAGCCCCCGGCATGAGCAGCAGTTTAATGCTGCGCACGGACACTTAGAGAAGCACGGGTGGGGTATGGCCCCAAGTTCTCTTCGTGGGTCGCCGGGGATTAGTCCTGAGGCGATGTCGTACCAGCATAAAGAGCATCCGGGCCACGAAATCCACACAGGCCACAGTTTCAACTCCAATGTGGCGTGGTCCCACCACTCCCCCGACAAGACGGGGGGTAATGGTTTCGGTGCTCATAAGCTGAAGGAGCATCTTTCCAAGTTCCACGGCGGCGGTGCCGCTCATGACTCAAAACCCAAGGAGCTAACTATGGCTAAAACTGTACTGACCCGCAAGGCCATGGTGGCCAAGGGTGCGCTGGTGGCCTTCCTGCTGCCGCAGCTGGCTGAAGACGCCGGGATCGATCTCGATCCGGCGCTCAAGGGCATCACCAACAAGAACTATGTCGCCAAGCGGCCCAAGCTGCTCGAAGACGTCACTGCGCTGGTGGACGGCAAGCTGGCCACGGACGGCAAGATCGACGGCCTCGACGACGTGCTGATGGCGCTCGACGAAATGGACGCCCCGGAGCCGGTTCCGGCGATGGTGCCCGGCAAGGGCGACAAGAAGGCCAAGGACGCCGCAGGCGAGGGCCTGAAAGGCATGCTCAAGGACAAGCTGACGGCTAAGGACTGGAAGGCGGCCTGCGACGACATCGACGGCCTCACGCGCGCCGAGAAGGAAGAGGAGCGCGACGAGGAAGAGGCCGAGGCGGAGGACGAGGATGACGACGATAACCACAACGAAGACCTGCGTCCGGACCCGGAAAGGACCAATCGGGCGACCGACGCTCGCCGCCGCGCCAAGGACGCCGAACCGATGATGACCAAGAAAGACGCCGACAAGGCGATGGACGAGGCCATCAAGGGCGAGCGTACCCGTCAGCGGGACATTCGCGAGGCCGAGGTGTTCGTCCGGCCGTGGGTGGGTGATCTCAACCTTGCGTTCGACTCCGCCGACGACGTCTACAAGAAGGCCCTCGAACTGCGCGGCAAGAAGGACCTGAAGAGCGTCCATCCTTCGGCGTTCCGTTCGATCCTCGAACTTCTTCCGAAGCCCGGCACCGAGCACCGGGGTTCCCCTCGCCTCGCGGCCGACGCTGCGGCGGTCAAGGGGTTCTCGGATCGTTACCCCGAAGCAACTCGGATCAAGACCCACTAATCGGGGCCTGATCCTCTCAACTTTCTCTCAACCAAAGGAGATCACCCATGAGCGGTGGTATTCAGTCTTCTGTGAACACTCAGCCCGCTCCGGCAGTTGCGGGTGATTTCGCTAGTGCCAATCCCCGCTTCTCTGCCTTGGCGGGGGCTGGCGGTCTGGTGGCCGGGCTTGCTGGCCTGACCATCGGCCTGTTTGCTTGGACGTCGTACAGCCAGATCGATTCTGACGGTGCCCCGGCTGCGGCGAATAACAACGGCTCCGGCCCGGTGGCTGGCTTCGTCGGTCGAGCCCAGCAGGGCCTCATCACTCAGTACCTGCAGAGCGCGGGCATGCTGATTCCGGCAGGGTTCGAATGCACCCTGTTCAGCGGCGGCGACTTCTGGGTTAAGAACGACGGCAGCACCACGGCGGTTCCCGGCCAGAAATGTTATGCGGGCTTTTCCAACGGCAAGGCCAATTTCGCGGCAGCGGGCGCTCCGTCCGTCGCGTCGGGTAGCGCCTCGTCGATTGCGGCGGAGGCCAGTTCGGTCACCGGCTCGATTGCTGGCAACGTTCTTACCGTTACGGCGGTGGGTTCGGGCACCGTCTATCCGGGCACCACGATCTCCGGTTCGGGCGTTGCCTCGGGCACCAAGGTCGTGGCCCAGCTTTCGGGTACTACCGGTGGCGTCGGCACCTATGCCGTCAACATCCCGGAACAGACCGTGGCTTCGACCACGATCTCCGGTACTTACGGTATCCTGACGGTCGGCGGCTCTGTCGCCGGTGTGTTTGGCGTCGGCAGCACTTTGACGGGCACCGATGTCGTGGCTGGCACCACTCTCACTGCTCCGATCAGCGGCACGGGCGGCGCGGGCACTTACGCCGTCGATAATAACACCGTGGTGGGTTCGACGGCCATCACGGCAGCGCTCAACGTCGAGACTTCGTGGTACGCCAAATCCGTCGGCCTCGCCGGGGAACTGGTGAAGATCAGCAACGTTCCGGGCCTCGGTTAATAGAGGCCGGTGCCTCTCGGCTCAGACATGGAGAGAAAATATGGACAGGAATGAAGCTTCTACGCTCTGGGCCGAGGACCGTCTTTCCTTTGCCCGCATGGGCGTGACTATGCCCGACGTTACGGGTTACATCCCCGACGAATGGCGGTTTGCTTTCGACATGGCGCTGGACGCCCAGCCCGGACTGTCGGCCACCGACCCGAACTCGGCCATCCCGGCGATGCTGACGACGATGATCGACCCCAAGGTGTTCAAGGCGCTGTTCGCCCCGAACAAGGCGGCGGTGATTATGACCGAGGAACGCCGAGGCACGTGGATCGACGACACCCTGATGCTCCCGGTTACCGAGGCCGTGGGCGAGGTGTCGAGTTATGGTGACTATGCCGACAATGGCAACGTCAACTCGAACACCAACTGGCCACAGCGCCAGTCGTATCTGTTCCAAGTCGTGAAGCAGTACGGCGAACGCGAACTCGAACGTGCCGGTCTGGCGCGTATCAACTGGGTGGCGGAACTCGACTATGCCGCCGCGCTGATGCTCAACAAGTTCTCGAACCTGAGCTACTTCTATGGCATCAACGGCCTGCAGAACTACGGCCTGCTGAACGACCCTCACCTGAACGCGTCGGTCACTCCGGCGACCAAGGCATGGGGTGGCACCGGCTGGTACAACGCCTCCAACCAGATCGCGGCATCTGCGAACGAAATCTTCGCCGACGTCGAGAACCTGTTCACGCAGCTGGTGATCCAGACGGCCGGTCTGGTCGATCGCGAGACCAAGATGACCCTCGCGATGAGCCCGCAGTCGGAAGCGGCGCTGACCACCACCAACTCGTTCAACGTGAACGTCAGCGACCTGCTCAAGAAGAACTTCCCGAACCTGAAGGTGGAGACTGCCGTCCAGTACGGCGCGCTCAGTGCCACCAATCCTCAGGGCATTTCTGGCGGCAACTTCATGCAGCTGATCGCCCACGAAGTCGAGGGGCAGGAGACGGGCTTCTGCGGGTTCAACGAGAAGATGCGGGCCCATAAGCTCATCCCGCAGCTGTCGTCGTACAAGCAGAAGATCAGCGCCGGAACTTGGGGCTGCGTCCTTCGCCAGACTTTCACCATTGCGTCGATGCTAGGCATCTAAGAGCGGCGGCGACTAATTGGACGGTTCCGGCCTCACCCGGGCCGTCTTGGTTAGTTACCACTCCCTCACTGTAAAGGAACTTCGAGAATGACTGACCCCACTCCGCCCAAAGATGGCGACGTCAAGAGCACCGACAAAATGGTGTGGTGCACCTGTAAGCATCCCCCGGGGCTGATCCTCAAGATTTGGGAGCGAGAGGACCACGACGTCTCGGTTCTCGGCGGCGGGCTCAAGACGGAAGGTCGTTCGGTGGCGGTGGGCGACCCGGTCAGGATTTTCGGCCCGGCCGTGCCATTTGGCCGCGAGGCTCGTTGCCGGATCGTCAAGGGCTACGCCCTGACCCCGAACGTGCCCGGCGACTTCGCGCGGGAATGGCTGAAGCAGAATGCCAAGTCCGATCTCGTGAAGAACAAGCTCGTCATGTTCCACGATTCGGAGCAGAAAGCGGTGGCGTGGGCCAAGGAAATGGGCGGCGACGTCCGGTCCGGGCTAGAACAGCTGAACCCCGAAATGAACCGCAAGATCGTCGCCGGGAAAGAGATCATCACCCCGGCCGACATTCGGTGGCCAGTCCGCGCCAATCCGAACCTCACTATCCTGCAGTCCGACACCCGGGAAGGCTGATGGGCGTTATCGCGACGTTCGATTATACCGCGTGGATCGGTCTGTTCCCGCAGTTCTCGAACGTCCCCCAGAACACTGTCACCGGCCTGATCTTGCCCGTTGCCGTCCAGTACATCCGGAACGACGGCGGCGGGCCGGTGAACGACATGACCCTGCAGACACAGCTGATCAACCTGATGGTTGCCCATGTGGCCCAGTTGCTCTTCGGGTCCACCACGCAGCCATTGTCGCCGCTGGTCGGCCGCATCAGTTCGGCGGCAGAAGGCAGCGTCAACGTCGCGACGGATTTCCCGGCTACGCCGAGCAACGCATGGTTCATCCAGACCCAGTACGGGGCAATGTTCTGGCAGATGTCGCTGCCGTTCCGCCTCGGACGGTATTTCCCCAAGATCACGCCGTTGCCCCGGGGCGTCTATCCCGGGGCTCTGGGGTATAACGGAGCCCCCTTTGGCGTCGTGCCCTGATGGTCAAGGTTCATGGGGGCGATAAGGCCATCGCCCTCATTGCGCAGTTGGTTTCGACCAATTCGCAGCAACAGACGCTACGGGTCGGCTTCTTGGAAGGTTCAACCTACTCCGATGGGACGCCGGTCCCGCTGGTGGCGGCGGTGCAGGAGTTTGGGTCGCCCAAGAACGGCATTCCACCCCGTCCGTATTTTCGCCACATGGTAGCGTCCAAGCAGTCAGGATGGGCCCCTAGTACAGCCGCTCTGCTGCGTCACAATGGCTACAACGGTGCGCAAGCCCTGCAGCAACTGGGTGCGGTGATCGCGGGGCAACTGCGACAGTCTATCGTGGATACCAATCAACCGCCTCTCGCCCCGGCGACCGTCGCGCGTAAAGGATTCGACAAGCCCCTGATTGATGCTGGCCACATGATGAGCAGTATCGATTGGGAAGTAGACAGCAAATGACGATCACCGAAAAGGATTCGAAATGAAAACCTCCCTGTTTTCCAGCGTCATTGGCGACGTGGCAATCAATCTGGCCTTGATCAACAACCCGACCGCGACGACCGACCCGGGTGTGAACGACGACGTCAGCGCCGGGTACACTGCAGGCTCGACTTGGGTCAATGTCACCGGCAGCCGAGTGTGGACCTGTGTCAGCAACGCGGACGGCGCGGCGGTATGGGTGCAGTCGGGGCAGGCAGCGGGCGACGTTATCGCCCCTGATGCCTCTACGCCGACTGGCAATGGTAGCGCAGCGCTGGTTCGCGGTGGCGCGGGCGGCACTACGTCTGGCGACGGCGGCCCCTCTCAGGTGACTGGCGGCGCGGCGACGGCAGGCAACGGTAACGGCGGCTCGGTGGTCCTTACCCCCGGGGCCAAGAACGGCTCTGGTATCAACGGCGGCATTCGCAACGAAGGCTTGGTCATCCGCTCACAGGGCGCTCCGACCGCCAAGACGGTTTCAGCCACCCTGACGGCGGCCGAACTTCTGGCGGGCATCATCACTGTGGCACAGGGCGCTGGCGCTCCGTCGGCCCAACAGGTCCCCACTGGCACGGCCATCCAAGCAGGTCTCCCGGCTGACTTCGCAGTTGGGGACAGTTTCGACGTCTCCGTGATCAACCTAGGCGGGGCCAGCGAAGTCGCTAGTATCACGGTCAATACCGACGTGACGATTGTCGGCAATGCCGCTCTCCCGGTCCCGGCAACTGGCGTCCAGTCCAGCGGTATGTTCCGGTTCCGCAAGACGGCCGATCACGTCTTCGTTGCCTACCGCATCGCCTAACGGGCGATGAACCTTCACGGCATTGTGGCCGGAGCGATTGGGGCTATCAACCCTTTCGTCCCGGTCACCATTCAGCGCTCCACCGGCTACACCACCGCTGCAGACGGCAAGCGCACTCCTACTTACACGACGTTTACTGCTTCGGTTCAGGTTCAGGCCCTGACTTTCGGGGACATCCGGATGCTCGATGGTCTGAATATTGAAGGCGTGCGGCGGGCGGTCTATATGACGGGCAACGTCATGGCCATCGTCCGGATCGCCCAGCGCGGCGGCGATCTGTTGCAGTTCTCTCCGGGGGTACTGCCCGAGGGCAACATCTGGCTGGCGGCCCAAGCATTGGAGCAGTGGCCCGACTGGGTCAAATTCTGCATCACTCTACAGAACGGAGCCTGAGGCCCTTGGCGCTGATCCCCAAATTCGTTTTAGAGGCGCGTGCAGCTTGGCTCGGCAGGAAAATCCTACCGTTTGTACCAGTCGGCAGCAAGGTCCTCGATTTCG